GGTCTTTAAGATCCTGTTGCAGATCCTCAAGAGATCTGATTTGACCCCTAACATATTGTAGTTTCTCCATGGTGTCAACACCATATATAGCGTGTGACTTGAGTCTAACCAAAGCTTTCTTAACTTTATGTTGTACGAGTGATATTGTATCTATATCCATTATTTTCTTTTTAATGAAATTTTACTTTTACCTTGTTTTAATAATTCAAAACCATATTCGTTTACTATTATTTTTAATACTGCATCCATGTCATAATAAGGATAATCATCAAAAATAAACACCGAACCTGGTTTAGATCTTTTTCCAAAAAAAATTGCTTCATTAATAACATCAACAGTTTTGTGTGGCCCGTCAAAATGAACTAAATCATAAGTATTTATGATTTCTTTTTTTTCTCTGTAAATAGGTACACCATCATGAAAACTTTTCATAAATTCATCATCATCTAATTGGTACAATGTAAAATTTTCAAAGTTTAAGTCTCTTAATAAATCAACTTTCATACTATTTGTATAATTACAAACAATTGAAGGTTGGTTATCAAAATGTGGGTAAGATATATTACCGTAAGGATCTATACCAATGTGCCAGTGTTTTTTATGTTTAAGATTTTCAAGAATTAACTTAGAACCTAGTCCCTGTCTCACCCCTATCTCTACTGTAAATAAATTATCTGATGCTAAGGATTCACAGGCTTCTATTAATATTTCGTATTCTTTACTATCGCCACCTATCATAATTTGAATTGTTGAAGAACTTGTATTTTTTCTTCTGCTTCTGCTATTTTAGTAATTAACTTATCTAGTTCATCAAGGTGTTGTGGGTGCTCACCAATCGCTACAGGTTTTTCTAGATATATTTGAATAGTTGCATCCGCTTCAGATATTTGAGCATTGTATCTATCTTCTAGTGCTTGTAGCAATGTTGCTCTTAGACTCATAACGAATCTATATATTATCTAGGGTTTTTGTAAACTAAAAAACGCCTTCGAATTTAGTGCCTTTGATTGCAGCACCTACACCTCTACAATAGCCACCTTCTTTCATGGTAGGAACGTTTCTATTGATCATTGCATTTTCTCTTGCGTCTTCGTAAGTTTCTACAACTGCAGGATTTCCCATTTTACCTGGTTTGTATTTCTTTTTTTTAGGATCTTTAGGATCCACAGGATCTTTAGTTGGTTTATTTGCAACAGTTTTTTTATTTGATACTTTTCTTAATGGCATTATATTTTTCCTTGTTTCTTTAATTTCTTTATATCACCTTTTGTAAGACCTGTTAAGTCCACCTTCGGTTTTACCGATGTAATATCTGCTGAAACTCTTTTCGGTTTAAATAAGTTTTTTATCCATATCCATATTTTCATTTTATGTCCTCACGTTAGTTGGTTTTGGTCCTGCGTTACTTACTGATCTTTTTCTGGCAACAGCAGAGGCCTTTTGCGACTTTGTCATCTGTGTGGCTTTTGCAAGTGGTACGCACTTCGGATACTTCCGTTTTGAACCACTGGCAGATTTTCTTCCACACTCCTGAAACTTGCCACCCTTTTTCTTTGCTCCAATATCTACCCATTTTTCTTGAAACCATTTTGTTAATCCTCCAGTTTTCATTTTACCAGCAGGGACACAATTTGGAACCATCTTGTTACCTTTTTTCTTCATTCCTTTTTGCACATATCCATCCCAACAAGTGCCTTGATTGTACCCACCTTTTTTAAATTTTTTTTTAAAAGTAATCCCTACTCCATAATTTGGTTCTGATTCTCCCCTGAATACATAATCTTTTCCTTGGTAGTTAACCTTATCTCTTCCAGAACTTTTTGAGTAATGTCCTGATATTGTTACTTTTGTATTTTTTTTATTATAAAGATCATACTCGCCTTTGATACCGTAATTTCTAGATTCTTTTTTGACTTTTACGGGTCCGTATTTATTTGTGCCACCCTTTATCGAAACATTAGGATATAGCTTTAGCTTTCCTATATTTGACATTAGAAAACACCTGTAAAATTTGTTCCCCTAATTGCAGCTCCACCACCTCTTGATAGTTTAAGTGATTTTAAAGTTTTAGCTTGACCCGCATGAGTTCTAGATGCTTTCTCCAATCCTTTTGCAACTTTCATGATTGCACCTTTGTTTGCTTTTTTAGGTTTTGGTTTACCAATAGCAATCATAATCATCATCTTACCTTTTTTGGCACCAATTTCTTTTCTTAATTCTTCAAGTCTCTTCTTTTTCTTGTTAGCGTTTTCTTCTTGTGTAGATTTTTTCTTTTCGTCTTTTTTCTTTTTACTAAAGATTCCAAAACCACCACTCATCATTTTTTTAATTCCTGATTTTTCTAATCTACCCATTCCTGATTGTGCTCCTGCAGTAACAGCCATACCAACTTTTGCACCACTTGGTTTTGGTCCTCTAAAATCTTTTCTTTTAGTTCCTGATGGGTCTTTTATTTTTCCAGCACAAATTTTGCTGGCGTATGCGTTCGCATATGCAGACGGGTAAACTTTGAATTTACGCTTTGCTGCAGCTTTTCCTCTTGGGCATAATTTTGTCATATCTGTTGCATCCTTTTATCTGTTGATAATATATTTTTTTCTGCTTTAGGTCTAGACTGTGAGTCTTTACTTCTTTTACGAAGTTGAGCTATTGCAGAATCTTTCATTCTTTTTTCTTTTATTTGTTTTTCTAGATCTCTTATTAAATTCATTTTTTACCTCCACCATTACGGAAGATTTGAGTTCCCTTTATCCCATAAATGCTCGCCACGACTAAAATCCAGAGATTTGTGAACCAGCTCGGGAGCTGCGAGAACATGTCGAAGAATAATTTTACCTTGTCCATAGCAGTTGGATCATCCGATATCACTGCCCAAGCGAGCACCAACACGGGCAAACTTAAAATTATGAGAACTGCCTCGTCTTTCCAATCTGACTGACGGGCTTCTAAAAGTTTACCTTGGTAAGCTTCCTGGCCTTCGGCCATTTTTGTAGCGTGCATTAGTTGTGCTTCACTCATTGCCATTTTTGTCTTCTGCTTGTTCTCGTAAATCTTACTTCCAGCAGAGACGGCTAATTTAATTGCGCTTAACCACATTTTCGTATTTCTCCTGTCTTCGTTGACACATATATTCTATCATCATCTCGACACATTCGTAAGCCCTACCGCCTGAAAGCTTCCATTTGTAAGTTTGTGACCAATGAGCTTTTCTTAATCTAGGTTTTACTACTTTACCACCGAAAAATTCGGCAAATTTATCTACTGAATCTTTATCACACATTTCAACAGAACATTGAAATGCAACTCTGCCATTACCTTTACCCCAAACACCAAAACTACCTTCGCCATCAAACAATCCAGCTAAAAATAATAGTTTATTTCTTTCGTTGAGATTTTCGTAAGACTTTTTTTGCATGTTTAACTGAAATTCCTTGTGGGTTTGGTCCTCTCTTGGGTGGTGGCCCAGATCTTACTCCTCCGCTTAGTCCTTTTTCGTTATTTCTTGTCAAGTTTCTTCTCCGCAATCTCTAATCTATCATCAGATTGTTGATCTTGTTGTGCAAGTCTATCATATTCAAATTCTAGACGTTGTGCGTTTCTTTGATTTTCTTGATCTGCTTTAAATTTTGTCTCTTCTGCTTTTCTTTGAAGATCCATAGCTCTTAAATCTATTTCTTGTTGTTTAATTTTTACAAGTGGATCTTGTTTCGCAGCATTTGCTTGCATTTCTGTTTGTGCAATTTCTTGAGTTATCCTTGCAGCTACTTTTGCAACCTCTGCTTCAAACACAATGCTAAATTGTTCAGGATCTGATTGTGCTAACTGTTGCATTTGTGGATTTTCCATTATCACAGCTTTGACTTCTGCTTTTGCTTTGAATGAAATGTGATCAGATATGTGTGATTGCATCAATGCATAAACTTGTGGATTGATTTGCACCATTCTTGTAGCCATAAATGCCATGTGAGCAGCAATATGTGCATCGTGATCTTGAAATTCAAACGCTGTTAACAACTTCATCTGTAAAGCACGTGCATTTTCTTTTGCAGGATCTTGTGGTTCAGGTTGTTTTGGTGGTGGTTTAAGTAAAGCTTCAATTTGTTTTGTACCTAACGCCTCATAAACACGTCTGTATGCTTCATGTAAATTATGCATTTGTGGATTTGACTGTGCAATTTGTAATTGCGATTGTGCAAGTATAACTCTTTGAGACATGCTCATGATATTTGGGTCTGCAACAGGTAAAATATCTACTCTGTTATCAAAATCTAATTGTTTAATCTCTCTTGGGCCACCATAAACATCGTAAGGATACACTGGCGGTAAAGATTCACCACAAATTCTTGCTAAAATTTTAAATTCAAGTCTCATTGCATAGTAACAACGTTTATGAACTCCACTCATTACACGTGAACCACGTTCCATAAGTGCCATTGTTGTTCCCACAGCTCTATTTTGTGCATCATTACCAATGTTTGAATCTGTAATCGCAGCAAATTTCTGTCCTGCTTGCACTACAAAACCCATCAAGTTGTATAAAGTTGGTGATGGTTCTGTAAATGGTAAATTAAAAAACTGATCTCTAATGTTTCCGCCAGGTGCATCCACATCTCTAAACTCTCCAGGTTGTATTGGTTGATCATCATCTCTTACTCTCATACCTCTAGACTTAAATCCAGCAGGTAAATTTTTCAAAGTACCCGCATCTATTAATTGTCTAAGTGATTGTGTTGCTGCTTGAGACAAACCACCAATCATATGTGTCAAACCAAAACCATAAAAACCTAAACCAGGTAAAAATTTATAGTGAACAAAATATTCTATTCTTTGATATCCTGGATCATCAGGTTGATAATTTCTATAAATAGATAAAATTTCTCCTGAACCCTCATCAATAGTTACAATGTAAGGTATTTTAATTTTTTTTGCTTTGTCGTCAAAGTCTTCAAAGTCATCTAGGTTTAGATCGACATGCATTTCTAATATTGTATGTAAGTAATCGGATCCTGTACCTTTAATACCTTCAAGTTCATTTAATTTTTTTTGTACTTGATCAGGCTCGCTGTTTGAATCTATTAATTCTATATCTCTATAAGAACCTGCAGCCATTTTTTTAGTTACTTCATTAGCTGTCATTTTTATGACATGAGTAATTCTCTCACAATCTTTTAAATCTGATGCGTAGTATGGAACTACTAAATCTTCTGCTGGAATAAATTTAGATACAGGTCTATCTAACATTGCATCGTAGTAAATTTTCTTAAATGTAGATCCTGATAGTGGTAAATAAAATAACATTTGATCCATGTCAGTAGTGTAATCTTCCATCTCTTCCATTAACAAATAGTTCATGTAATCTTTTACTCTATCTGCTTGTTGTTCGGTGGCCGGTGTTACTGCACCTATAACTTGGGTTCGGACTGGGCCATCACTTGGCACTAACTCTTTGTAGGCTTGTGCTTGGAATTGCGTAACAGATTCAGCTAACAACGGATGAGTGACACCAGATGCGCCTTTAAATGGTTTTGTTACCTCTTGATACTTTGTACCTAATAGATCTAAACCTTTGATGTACGCATCTTCCCATTCTTTTCTAGAAGTCTTATCTTTTTTGTATTCTTGAATAAGTTCCATACCCATATCTTTAAGGGTACGTTCATCCATATCTTCTGCTAGATTTGCATTAAAATCATCTTGAGGTCTTTCCTCAACCATTTCTTCTTCACCTTCAACTGTTACATCAACAGGTAAACCGTCAGGTTGTTCTTGAATTTCTTCTTCTTTGATCTCTTCTGTTACTTTTTCGATTGCCATAATTAATTGTACCTTATTGGTTTAAACATATCTACTACAAGTCCGCCAAGTTTCTTGTAGGTTTTTTGTGTACCTCTCATGAGTGGGGTTACTTTAATGGCAAATGCATCAAAATACAAGGCAGGATTAGAAGATTCAATAAAGGTTAAGCCAGAATCCTTAGAACTAGAAGAATCTGAATGATATGTGCTTTTTATTTTTTTACCTGACAGTTTGTGTCTATCAGGATATGTAAAACTGTCTGTTGATATTCTTTTATAAGGTTTTGATGGATCAGATAAGGATACTTTTGTAGCTCCTGCTTTTGATCCATATAATCTAGCTGCTCTTTTCATAAGATTTGGCATTACTGATGTACCACTTTTATTGATACCTTTACCATTTGCATAACCATAGAATCTTTCGTTACCAGCTTTATAGCCTTGACGAAAACTTAATTTGTCAAACGGGGCAACGGCTACGTAATCAACATTCTCTCTTGCTGCTCTTTGCATCAAATATTTTAATGCATGATCTCCATATTGATCTGCTTCAACCATAGGAAAGTAATCTTTTGCACCACCTTTAGCTGTCATTTTTTGTATAGCTTGTGTGGTCTTAGCTAATTGATTAGATATAGCACTTGCAGCAACGTTATCATTCTTTGACATTGCATCTTCTAGAGAAGTAATAAGTTTTGATCTTTCGTTGTTAAGTAATTTTATTTCAATGTCTTTTTGAAAAGGGTTTATTCTTTTTAAACCATCAAGCTGTTCAAACTTTTGTAAACTTTTTGCAACACTTTGGTTTACATCCGATTGTATTTCATTAACCATAAATACTTTTTTTCCGTCAGGTGTAAATCTTGTATCAAATCTTATGTGATAAATATTGTTTGTTTCTTTACCAAGTACATCTGTAAAGTGACCGCCTGTATTGTATGGTCTACTGTTAGTTACAATCTCTTCTGGAAGAGTCATAATTGTTTCTCTGTAATTATTGCCTCCTTGAAGAGTATAATTAGATTCACCACCGTAATATGTTTTTGTATTTCTTAGTGGAGCTGCCGCTGCATTTAGTTCACCCTCTAACTTATTCAAAACTAGTTTTTGTGATTTATCAAAGTTAGGTCTAGCCTTTGCCATTTTTAAAGCTTGGCTTAAATTTCTAAAAGCTCCTTGTCCCATCTCACCATTTTTAATTGCAAGAAGTTCAAACTGAGCATCACTGAGTTGTCTTACAATATCATCATCGTTTCTGTATTTTACTTTTAATGCTTGTAATCTATCTCCAAGTATTTTTGCAGTGTTATCAAATTTTTCTCCAGCACCTGAAGGTCTACCTAACTCAATTGGTTTTAATCTGTTCATGGGATTTAATTTAATCATCGCACCAAGTTCATTGGCATCTAATTTTATTCCAAACTTTTTGGCTGCTGCTAACAGACCACCAGTTAAGTTGCCTTGTTGATCAAATATAGCAACATTGGTATCAAACAATTCTTCTTTTGAGATATTAACTTCTTTACCTACAAAGGGTCCTGAATCGTATTTAAATTTTTTCTCTGCCCTTTCTATTCTTGTTGATGGTTTACCAAATACAGTGAAATTTACTTTTCTTGTAGAAGTTAAATGATCTAACCACTCATCAGCTGTATACTGACCTCTACCTTTTCTCATAACCCAATCATATGTAGATGATCCAAAGCCTGGAGCTACGTCATCACCCATCTGTAAGGGTTGTGTTTTCTTAAGAACTACTGGTGGGTTTTTAATTTCTTGTGTAGCTAACTCCTTACCCTGAGCTTGTGAAGGCTTAGGTTGGTAAGTTATTTGTTTTTGTTGTTGTCCGGTGGTCGGTGTTGCTGATTCTTTTTTACCTCCAAGAATCCTTCGTCCGATCCCTCTTAAAATATTAGAAAGGGACATTGTCCCTCCTATGTAATTTTAGTAGGTCTTGTTCTACCTAGTTTGCAACCTCTTGCTTTGATCATTACGCCTTTGTTGTAACCCATAGGTTTTTGCATCATGCCACCACCCATTTTACCTAGAATTTTTTTTGAAGCTTTTAATTTATCAATAGCTTTTTTTCTACTCATTATAGAAGAATACATACCTTTTGGAGCTTCTTTTTCAAGAATTTTTGCTGCAACTCTATCTCTTTTATAAATTTTATCTGATGTTTTCATAGAATGTGCGATCATTGCAGTTTTAGGATCAGTAAAAGTTTTATCTGTCATTCCTTTTTTATAACCCATAGGTCTTTGCATCATACCACCACCCATTTTTTTTCTACTTCTATTAATCTTGCCATCCTTAATAACTCCAGGCAATCCTTTTTTTTCTAGGTATGTAGCTGCTTCTCTATCTCTATCAGTAATTTTATCTTTTGTTTTTAGACTATGAGCTATCATAGCAGTTTTAGGATCTGTAAATGTTTTATCCGTCATACCTTTATTGTATTTCTTCATCATGCCACCGCCCATTTTTTTATCTTTTTTCTCAGACATTTTTCTTCCAAGAGTTTGTCCAAGTTTAGCGGCACCTGCTCCTGCAATACCAAGAGCTGCAATAGCAGCACCTATTCTACCACCTTTACCAATAGCAGATTTAAGTGAAGGTAATTTTTTTCTTCTTTCCATAAATTTTGAAGATTTTTTTTCAAATGGATTTACAGTTTTTGTTGGGTCCTTTTTAATAGATTTACCAACTCTAGCATTCATAACTTTACCTGGTTGAACCTTCTCGTCTTGAAGACCCATGCCTCTGCCTTTTGCTTTTTCTGCTCTTAGCACAGCGAAATCTTTTGCATCAATTTTATTTGGTGGTGGAGCTTTGGCTGCAATTTTTGCTTGGCCACCTGTTAATCTTTTAATATATGAAAATTTGCCCGCATCTTTAAATTTAAATTTAGGTTTAGTCATTAAAGGCATTGGAAGCCCTTTCTTCTTTGCGAGTTTTTTTAATTTTCTTTTATTCATCAGAGCTCCTAATAATATTTATACTCTTTTTCTAATTTCATTGGTGGGTCATCCCAATCGTCCGAGTACGTTGAAATAAAACCACCTTGTCGATATCTTAACACAGCTTGGGTCATAGAATCAACATAGTCATCGTACTGTCCATTAG